GCATGCCAAACCACGATTCGCAAGGTAACAAAGGTTACGACCAGTCACGAAAACGATTCTACGGGACCAGCAACGCTGACGGTCCTGTTCTTAAGTGCGTAACCTGCGGAAGCACAGTCACGGCCGAAGAAGCAGAAGACCACAACTGCCACACCACCGACAGCGCGCAGCTGCTGACCGACGGTGGCGGCATCAACTACCACCGGGATCTCACCGGATTCCAGCGGGACATCCTCTTCGTCCTCCGGCGCATCGAGCGCGGCGAGGCTCGCGAAAATCAACCCTACGGGCTCGCGATCAAACGGGAGCTCGAGCACCTCCGCGAGGAGGACGTCGTCAACCACGGGCGGCTGTACCCGAACCTCGACGAGCTGGTCGACATCGGCATCATCGAGAAGGCGATGGTCGACCGGCGAACGAACGAGTACTCCACGACCGACACCGGTCGCGACGTGATCGACCAGCATGCGCAGTGGGTGCTGGACTCGGTCGCCGAGCAACTTCCGGTTACGGACGGAGGTGAACAGCGGTGAGCGCTGCGTCCTCCAGAACAGTCTGCGACACCTGCGGCGAGGTCTCGGAGAAGTGCTACCGCTGCACGAACCCGGACTGCCCACGAGGCGATCTCGTCGGGCAGGGAGGGTCGGAGCGATGACGCATCACGACATCCAGGTCGGCGACGTCGTCTACGACCTCGGTCAAGACGGCAACCCGAAGATGCAGGTACTCGGCGTCCTGGCGGAGGACCTCGACGAGTACCGCGAGCGCGAAGACTTCGATCTCGCGGACTACAAGAACCACCCGCATCTGCCCGTCCGCGACGACGATCGCGTCTTCGCGTGCGTGTACGTCCCCGACGCTCCCGGTGCTGAACCGTCGTCCGGGAACAACCCGTACCCGCTCCCGGCCGGTCGACTGGCCCGAGCGCCCGTCGAGACCGGCGACGGCAGCCTCGACCGGATCCAGGACGTCATCGTTCGTGATCTCCTCGAGGAGCTGCTCGTCATGGCGAGCCACATCGACACCACCGGCACGGTCGAGGGCAGTCGCGTCGACGCCGTCCTCGACGTCGCCGGCGACACGCTCGACGATCGGCTCGTCCGGGACGCCGAGGAACTCGCTCGCACCCACCCCAAGTGGCAGGGCGACGACCTCACTCCCGACTCCACCGCGGCGGACGTCGACGAGGGAGACGCGAGCGCCGATTCCGACGACCTCGGAGACTTCGAGCCCACCCCAGAGGCATGACGACCGTCGAGATGTGGATCGCCGGCGAGCACTACGTGTTCGACCGGGAAGAGTGGGAGACGCTCGTCGACTCGCTCGACGGGTCGATTCACGATCTGGACGACGAGGAGCTGCAGGACCGCATCGACCAGGCGCGCACATCGAGTGCTGACTGAACCAACAGAATCCACACCAATGTTCAAAGCAATCGCTACGAAGTCCGAACTCGAATCGTTCACCGAACCGATCAGCCAGCTCGTCGAGGAGTGCAAGGTCAACCTCAACGAAGACGGGCTGCACGTCCGAGCCGTCGACCCCGCGAACGTCGCGATGGTCGAATCCAACGCACACGCCGGCGGCTTCGAATCCTACGAGGCCGACGGTGGCCTGATCGGCCTCAACGTCGACCGGTTCGAGGACGTCATCGGGATGGCCAACTCCGGCGACCTCGTCCACCTCGAGCTGGACGAGGAAACGCGGAAGCTCACCATCCAGATCGAAGGGATGGAGTTCACCCTCGCGCTCATCGACCCCGACACCATCCGGGCCGAGCCCGACATCCCCGACCTCGACCTGACGTCCGAGATCGTCCTCGAAGGGCGGCACATCGCCCGCGGCATCAAAGCCGCCGACATGGTGAGCGACCACATCACGCTCGCCGTCGACGAAAAAGAGGAGCTCTTCGAGATCGAGGCCGAGGGCGACACCGACGACGTCCACATCGGCCTCGACCGCGACGACCTGATCGACCTGCAGGTAGGGCCAGCCCGGTCGCTGTTCTCGCTGGACTACCTGCAGGATATGAACAAGGCGATCGACGCGGACGACGAGGTCACCGTCAAACTCGGCGAAGAGTTCCCGGTGAAGCTCTCGTTCACGACTGAAGAGGGCAACGTCGACGTCCAGTACATGCTCTCGCCGCGGATCCAGAGCAACTGATCACGATGACTGAAAAAACCATATCCGGCTGGATCGTCGTGGACTGGCGGAAGGGCAAGCACCGGACGCGGCAGTCGAAGCCGAAGGCGTCGGAACTCGGCAGCAACGAACTGCTCGCGAAGCTCGCGATCGACGTCCACGTCCCGGAGGTCGAAGTACCCGAGTTGGCCGTCGAGATCGACGTCCCCGAGCCGCACGTCCGGGCGGCGACGCTCGAAGCGCTGGACGAGGAGCAGCTACCGGGCTGGACGGACGTCGCGAACGAGTTGATCCCGTCGACGATCCCGGACGCCCCGGGCGAGATCGAGGACGAGGTCAACCGGATCACGGTGCGGACGCTCACCGAGGCGTCGACTCGTCCCGACCCGGAGGCGGTGCGCGCGTACGTGGACGAGACGATGCGGTCGATCGCCAGCGGAGAGGAGGTCGATTCGTGATGGCGTTGGTCTGTGGAGCGCCCGACTGCGACCACGAGTTCGACGACTCAGTAGGCTGGGACAAGCACGAGGCTCGTGATGCGGGTGAGACGCCGTATTTCACCCACGTTTTCGAGAATCCAGATGGCATCGGAATGGTGGACGTCTACGTCTGCTCGGTAGAGTGTATGCGCGAGTACTTGGAAGATGTCGATGGAGGGCAGGACGATGGGTGACGTCGACCTGACCCTCTCCGACCTCGAAGACATCGAGGTCGAAGCGGTCCTCGGCGGCATCAGCAGCTACCAGATGCAGGCTCTCGCAGCGGGGGCCATCCCGAAGGTCGCTGCGGCCGGGAACGCCCTCGCCAAGCTCGCCGAGGAGAACCCGGACGCGGTTCGGCGGACGTTCCTCCAGAACCAGGAGGCCTTCCGGGTCGCGCAGATGCCCGACGAGATGCTCGACCACCTGGACCTCGAGGTGAGGGACGGGAAGCTGCACCGGCCAGACGGAGACGACGGCTGGGTCGAGGTGGAGATCGATGCCGAGTGACGACTCCGCCGAGCTCCATCACGCGAAGCAGCTGGTCGCGGTTGCGGACGCGAAGGATCGCAACCCGTTCGACGTCCTCGTCGTTGCGATGGAGGAGCACCGCGGTAACTACGGCGACGTCTGGGAGGCGATGGACGAGACGTACGACACCGTCGACGAACTCGCGTTCGCGGAGTCGAAGCACCTCACACCCGACGGCACGGTGATCGTCGAATGAACAAAGATACTGGCGAAGTGACCTCTCCACCCTCGGACGACTCACCCACGGTCTCAAAGAGAATAGAGAACGCAGAGAACTGCGCCCGCTGCGGGAACCCGCTCGGCTCGAGCGTCTACCTCACGACCGATGGGCCGAGTTGCTACTCCTGCTACGACGAAGACGAGCCGGAGTACCTGGGCGTCGTCCTAGACTGGGAGTTCCAGCCGGCGTCACAAACGGACGACGTCCTCCCGTGCGTGACCATCACGCTGAGCAACGGCGACCAAACAGAGATCACGGTCACCGATCGCGACCAGGCGGACGAGATCGCGCCGAGGATGGTCGGCCAGGAGTGCTGGGATCACGGCGACGAGTGGCGCTTCGAGCCACGGAACGGCGGTGATCCTGATGGTGAGTGAGGAACTCAACCGGATGACGTTCGAGCGCGACCTCGCGCTGCGCCAGGCGAAGCTCGCGAAGGCCGACCTGCAGGTCATCCAGATGGCGCTGAACGAGAACCGTCCCCTCGAGGCGCTGCGGACGGTGAACAACTCGCTTGAGCGTCTCGACGAGGAACTCGACGCGATCGAGGAGTTCCCCAACGAGATGGCGGAGCCGCCACGGCAAGATGAGGATCTGGAAGAGGGTGACCTACGCCCCGATGCGATGACCCGTGATAGAGTCGATGACTGGCTCTGGGAACAGTACGGGTTCGGCCTCGAAAAACTCGAAGAGGTGCGCGAAGAGGTGCGCGAAGATGCCGAGTAGCGCGTCAGAGTACCTCGGGAAGACGGTCAAATCGCGCCAGGACTACTGGTACGAGGTCTACGAGTCGGACAAGGACGATGCCGACATCCACCTCGTCCCGGTCGACACTGTCCCCGGGCAACACCTCTCGGCCAGTGAGTTCGAGGAGCGGATGGAGAGCGGCTGGGAACTCGTCTACGACGGAACGACTGGTCTCCACGAGCCCGGCGCGGTCGAAGAGAGCGACTACGAACCACCGTTCGACACGCTGAGTCGCCAACCCAAGGCGGGAGGGCAGGATGACTGACGAGACGCGGGTCGCCCACTGCCGACACGACGACGTCGACGTGTACGTCGGTCGCGGCTCGAACGGTGACGCCCACCTCCTGAACACCGACGTCCACGAGCGCGGCTGGCTCGGGAACCCGTTCCGGACTGACGAGCACGGCCGCGTGCAGTGCATCGAGAGGTTCCGGTCGGAGTTCGAGGCTCGCCTCGACGAGGACGATGAGTTCCGCGAGGCCGTCGCCCAGCTGCAGGGGAAGGTTCTCGGCTGCTGGTGCCAGCGCCTCGACGATGATGGCCCGGCCTGTCACGCCGAGGTCATCGCCGAGTGGGCCGATCGCCTCGGTCGCGACCGACCGGCCGCGATCAGCGAGCCCGCGCAGCGAGATCTCGAAGGTGAGCCGACCGGCCAGACGACGTTCAACATCGGAGGCGACGATGATGTTTAGACGGCTCATCGACGCGATCTACGACGGCCTCCTCAACGTCGGGGAGGACGACACCGTCGAGATGGGAAGCCACGACGGTCCCGACCACCCGGTCGGCGACGGGCTCGAGCTGACCGACGTCGGCTCGGCTCGCGACTTCCAGGAGGACGTCGCCGAGGAGGTACAGGTATCGCTGATTCCCGGGGAGGATCCCCGGCTTGCTGAGATCACGATGACGTTCGTCGACGAGCACGGCGTGCGTCGCGAGTGGTCAGTCTCGCATCACGAATACGACACGGAGAACTACGAATGAGTCACGTCACCGACAGAGAGCTTGCAGAAAAGGCGAAGGAACGAGCGAACGAGAAGGATACGGGGCCGTTCGACCCGGTCACGATCCTCTGCCCGGTGTGCAACGAGCCGTACTTCGCAGAGGATCCGAACCCGAACGACTTCGTGATCGACGAGGACGACGGCGAGTACGGCAACGACCGGGCGGCGTTCCAGATCAGTCCCTCGCGGATCCTCGATATCGACCCGGACAACCCGTGGGATCGGATCTGCGTGTACCCGAAGAAGGTCGAGTACGACGACGGGCCGCAGCTGCAGGTGGACTACGCCCGACACGACTTCTCCGAGGAGCACTACCAGAAGTGGAAGGAGGCGCTGGAGTACTTCAAGGAGAACGAGCGCCGGCGCGAGCAGAACCGTGGCCTCGACACGTTCTCGGGAGGTGAAGGCCAGTGAGCGGATGGACGATCCTCACCGTCCGCGGGAGGGAAGCTCGCGACTACACGTACACCCGTCAGGACAACCACGACCGGTGGGACGCGACGAGCGACATCGCTGCGACGATGGAGGTCGACGAGCGCGTTCGCCGGTGGACGACCTGGTCTGGCCACGTCTACGCCTACCTCAACTGCTCCCGCTACGACTTCGGGTTCGCTGAGAACCTCCTCGAGGAGTACGGCGAGATGATCGATGACGCGGTCGTTCTCGGCGCGAACGACACCAGCGACCAGGGGACGGCTCGCTACTACCCGAGGCCCGACCTCGGGATGTGGATCGACCAGTACGAAGAGTACGACCACGGTGACGTCGGCGAGCTCGCGCTCGCAGTGCTGACAGCCCGCCACGGCATCATCGCTCGCGATCCGTGGCACAACACCTGCGGTCGACTCGACGACCGGTATCTGGAGAAGGGCCAGGAGCGCCTCGATGCGGGTGGTGAAGATGGATCCTGAACGCCGTCTCCGTGAAGCGGCGAAACAGATTCGGATCGCCCGAGAGGAGCTCCCCGGTCGGACGGAGTCCGAACAGGAGGAACTGGCGGTTCTCCGGATCGCCGAGATCTCCGTCGAAGAAGTGGCTACCTCTCTGGAGGATGATGCCGATGATACCTGATGCGCTGATCGGCCTCGGCCTCGGCGTCGCGGCGATCGTCGGGCTGAAGCTCGCGATCTACTACCGGTTCCACCGGAGGGGCTTCCGCTGGCCGGGCGAGTCTCGCGAGGACTACGTCCGCCACAGCCCGCGGTTCGAGCACGTCGCCGGTGACGTCTACCGTGACGAGTGGACTGGACAGCACGTCGACCTGGAGGTGGACGATGCCTGAATACGCGCTCGAAGAGAACGTGTGGCCGTCGACGATCGGCTCGTCGGTCGCGTACGAGCTCGGGCTGGCCGACCGCGCCCACCCGACGCAACTCCGAATCGCGGAGGCGTTCTGCAGTCCGCACACCTCGGAGGTCGAGGAACTCGAACCGCGGGACTGGCTCCTGGCCGTCTTCGCGAGCGATGGCGAGATCTGCCTCCGCGTGAAGGAGGTCCCCGAGGTGGCGTACATCGGGTACGAGGACGACACTCCGGTCGCATCGATTCATAACGACGTGTTCCTCCGGCGGATGACGATCGAGCCCGACGTCGACGATCTCGAGGAGCTGGTCGACCGGTTCGATCCCGAACTCACGTTACGTCGACGAACGCCGTTCACCGAAGGAGGTGTCGCCGATGCGTAAGTGGCGACAGCAGGCCCGCCGGAACCTCCTGGAGTGGGGCGAGCAGTCTTACCCGGTGCTCGCGCTCGCAATCATCGAGGAACTCGGCGAGCTCGCGCAGGCCATCCTCGAACACGAGTACGAGGGCGGCGACGCCGAGCGGATCCCCGACGAACTCGCGGATCTCGGCGCTCTTGGGTACCAGGTGTACTGGCGGAGGACCGGCTACCCCGCGGACGTGGAGGTGTGATGACCGATGGCTAAGTGGAACATCCTCCTCCTGATGTGGGCCGGCATGCTGATGGGCGCCGAAGTCGGCGCCTACGTTGGCCTCCCGATCCAGCAGCACAGCTCGTACCAGCGATTCATGGCCATCTCGATGTTCACGCTCGTTGTGATCATCGCTCAACTGGCTGACAAGGAGTTCAGAGATGACTGAGCTCGTTGAGCCTGCCGACGATGTCGAGACTGGCCAGACATGGCGGTGTGATGAATCAAGAGCTGACTCGGAAGACGTGCCCGAACCGCACGACGTGCCACTGTGGGAGCCGCATCCGCGGTTCACGGCTGTGGTCGACCGCGTCGAGGGGAGCTACGTCGAACTTACGGCCGCGACCGGCAACTCTCACCCGAGAACCCCCGACTTCGGTGCCGAGATTGTGTCGACAGTCGAGACGCTGACCAACGACCCGCGGTGGTCGATTCAAGACGAGAGGGAAAACCATGTCGAGTGATCAACACGCCCTCACTGACGGCGATCGCGACGGGATCAAACATCTCCGGGAAAACGGCGCACCTCGTGGCGGAGCCGAGCTCGGCGACACGATGGAGCAGGGCTCAGAGAGAACGTCTGACACGCCCGGGACCGTTCCGGGAGCGACACGCGAGCGTGTGCTCAGCACGGATCAGTTCGAACGACTGCTTATTGGCGCGTCTCGCGTGCCGACACCCCACGGCGCTCCAAACTGTGATTTAGAGGCGCGGGCGGCCATCCTTATCGCTGGGCGTCTCGGACTCCGGCGTGGCGAGATAACGCATCTCGATGTATCCTGGATAGACACCGACACGCAGATGCTCCACATCCCCCCGCACGATTCCTGTAGCGGCGGTCGCGACGGCGGGTTGTGTGGCTACTGCCGGCAGGCCGTAAACCAGATGGAGAGTCATCGAGACGACCCTATACGCGAAGAGCTCGAAGCCAAGTATTGGCGGCCGAAGACAGACGCTTCGATCCGGTCGATTCCATACGGGTCCATCTCTTCTCGCGTCACGTTCGCTCTTGAGTGGCTGATCAGCGAACAAGGTGGGTGGGACTACTCCTCATCGACGCTGAAGCGCCGCGTCGAAGACGCCGCCGAGCACGCGCCGGAACTCGACACGAACGTCACACTCCACGGTCTACGCGGGACGGCCGCCACCTTTCACGCTGGAAACGGCGTTGACTGGCAGGCGCTGAAGACGATGATGGGGTGGCGTGAGAACGACACTCCGAAACAGTACCTCGCTATTGATGGTGCGATGACGAAGAAGGCCCTCCGAGAGGTGTACAGCTAATGCCGAGTGATAGTTCCGGAGAAGACGTCTCTCACTCCGTCGAGCAAGAGCGTGGAGAGCTCGATCGCTTCGCGTTCGACTGCGCGCTCGATGCGGCCTGGCGTACGGAGTGGTGGATCCCGGCCGATCCTGACTTCGGTTTCGTCGACTACTTCGAGGCTGCCGTAACTCGCAACCTCACGCTGTTGCGTGGTTTCGAGGAACTCGCTCAGGATGTCGAACAACGCGGGATCCTTCCGCAGACGGACTCTCCGCAGACCAGACTCGCAACTTCCGGAGGGCCGACGGATGACTGACGTTCCCGACGTCTACGTGACCGCGACGGCGAAGTCGAAAGCTGCGCGGATGTACACGCCTCGGCAGCTGGTCAACATCGCCCGCTCGGCGTATCGGGGAGATCTCCCCACGTACCAGAAGGGCGACACCCAGGAGTTCCACGCGCTGTCGGAAGAGTACGCGATCGTCATCAAGCCCGACAACGGCGGACTGGTGGTCGTGACGCAGATGCACCAGCACGACGACTACCCGCGGGATCAGGTCTACCGCGATGTGGACTCGATCCAGTCGGCGTCCCAGAGCAACGGAGGTGACCGCCGTGTCGAAGGCTGATGGCGAACGGTTGATGTACTGCGACCACTGCGTCGGCGACACGCTCCACTACCTGGACGATGACGACATGTGGACCTGCTCGAGCTGCGGGCGGTGGTCAACGTGAAGATGAACCTCGATCGCGATCCGGAGACGAACGTCCGCGTCCAGACGTTCGCGATCGTCAGCTGCGGAAGCAAGAAGGCCGACGAGGAGACGGCCGCGGCTGATCTCTACACGTCGACGCACTTCCAGTTCAAGCGGCGGTGGGCCGAGCTCTACTGCGACAACTGGCTGATCCTCTCCGCCGAGCACGGCCTCATCGATCCGATCCGGCGCCTCGAGCCGTACGACACCTCGGTGCGGGATCTCGACGAGGACGAGCTCCAGGAGTGGCGGGCCGACGTCGAGCAGGCGCTCTGGTACCGGTCGAACAGCTACGAGGGCAACCCGGCGGGGAACGACGTCGCCTGGGAGGACCTCGACGAGGACTTCGAGCCGAACTTCGAGCTGATGATGCTCGCTGGCCAGGCGTATCTCGAGCCGTTCGGCGACTTCTTCGAGGAGACGTTCCCGGCGCCGGTCTACTACCCGCTCGCGGGAAAGCGGATCGGTGAGCAGAACGCCTGGCTGAAAGCCTGGAACGAGGCTCACCCGTGGCTCGACGACGTCACCGAGGAAACCGCGGTCGCGATCGACTACGCCCACGACGACTCCGGCGATGCCGACGTCTACTACCTCCGTCACGAGACGGGGCACGTCATGGTCGTCCCGACGCTCGAGGAGAGCGAGCCGCGGATCCTCAACGACACCCCCGAGGAGGGACTGCTGAACTCGCCGGCGACTGCGATGAAGGACCATCGCTGCTGGACGGTCCCGGCGAGCGAGGTTCCCGACGTCGACGACGCCGAGTGGGAGGTCGAACCGACGCTCGCGGACTTCGCTGGGGGATCGGCACCATGACCGTCGAAAACCCGTACTTCGAGGAGGTCGCCGGCGGGATCACCGTCGGAGCGAACCGCGCCTCGTGGGACGAGCGGGCGATCGAGGTCCTCGAGCAGCGGGAGGACCTCGTTCAGGAGTACGCCTGGGCGATCCCGAACGAGGAGGCCATCGAGACGGTCGCCGAGTACGCGCCGATCGTCGAGGTCGGCGCCGGCGCGGGCTCCTGGGCGTGGTGCGTCGAGCAGCTCGACGCCCGGATCGTCGCGACCGACCCCGAGCCACCCCGGAACGACACCTACACGGAGATCATCACCAAGACGGCGACCGAGGCCATCGAGTGCGCCCGGGAGATCTTCGTCGACGGCTACACGCTGTTCCTCTGCTGGCCTCCCTACGCGGATCCGATGGCCGCCGACGCCGTCGACGCGTTCGAGGGCGACACGCTGATCTACGTCGGCGAGGGCCGCGGCGGATGCACGGGCAACGAACGCTTCCACCGACTCCTCCACCAGGAGTGGGAGCTAACCGAAACGGTCGCCATCCCGACATACCTCGGGATCCACGACCGGCTGGAGGTCTGGTCGCGATGATCGGTCGTTCGATGCGCAGCCTCGTCGACGCGATCAGGGCCGCGTTCGAGAAGTTCCGGCGATTCGTCTCCGACCCAATCGGCACCCTCGAACGGCTCCGGATCCGCTGGCGTCGGCACCGGCTCGTGATGGCCTACGCGAAGGTCGGCCAGCGTCGGTACGATCTCGGTAGTCTCAGTTCGGTGATGTTCGCCTACGACCGGATCCTGAACGAAGAGCTTGCGGTGATCGTCGAGAACGACGGCGACCGCGAGTTCGTCTGGCAGTGGCCAGAAGGTGATGACCTGTGACCGTCTTCGAGGACGAGCTCCACGACATGACGTCGACGGCGCGGGAGCTGATCCCGGACGTCTTCGGCGTTCCCCAGGAGGGGATGGTCGAGGAGTTCCCCTACGGCACCTCGTTTCCGTACCGGACGGACATCGCCGGCGTCGACCTCGAGATGGACGTCGTCGAGGAGCGCGCCCGCGAGTTCTACGGCCTGACGCCGGTGAACACGGAGTGGCGGTTCCTGAAGTCGTACCTCCGCGCCCGGCGGCTGTCGCCGCTCTCGAAGAGCGCCTGGCTCGACGAGTCGAGCTACCGCTCGGCGGTCGAGATCTGGGACTGGCTCACGGAGGAGGGGTTCATCCAGTTCGACACCTTCGCGGAGCCTGGCGAGGTTCGGGACATCCCGCTCCACGGTGACCAGTGGGCGTTCGAGTTGAAGCCTCGCGACTGGGAGAAGGCGCTCGAACAGGCGGAACGAGCGGTCTACGGCGTGACGATGGACTACCACGAGCGCCGGATGGAGAACGCTCGCGACGATCTCGACCACACGCCGTACCAGCACGGCGGGTACGCCGACTACTGCGTCGTGATCATGGACGCCGACCACGTCGACGAGGCGATCGAGCACCTGGACGAGTTCGAGGAGAAGGGCGTCGGCCTGGCGAGCCTCGACCGGGACGACCTCGAGGTACACTTCGCCCCCGAGCGACAGGAGCCTCGGCGCTGGTCGCGGAACCGTCTCGATCTGAACGAGCGGACGCTCCCGGAGGAGGTCCCGGATGGCTGACCAGAAGATGCTCTCCTGGTTCGGCGGCGGTGACGTCGACAACGTTGCCCTCGAGATCGACGACTCGGACGGCTACGACTTCGAGGGACGCCGTCGCGTTCGGGAGTACGCTGAGGAGGTCGCGACCGGTGGGTGGGAACTCGCCCACGTCGGTGACGAGAAGATCTGGTGGGAGCACCCGGATCCATCGAGCGCGAAGCTGTACCGAATCGAGAAGAAAGGCGGTGGATGGAGCGGCTACCGAACCGACCGCCCGGTCGATCCGTCTCGAACGGAGGATCTCCAGGAGGCGCTCGACGGCGCCGGCGAGTGGATGGCCGCGAATCCGCTCCGAGACGTCGTCGACGAGGTGGACGATGACTGAGAACGACGTCGACGTGTTCGTTCGTCGGGACTGGAAGCAGCACGTTGAGGCGCACCGGCGGACGATCTACGAGCGGGCCGTCGTCGACGGCGAGGAGATCGGGCCGGGGGACGTCCTCGCGACCGGTCGGGACTACGTCGACCCGGCGATCGCGGACTCGGTTCACGTCTTCGAGGTGGAGTCGATCGTCTACTCGGCCGACCGCTACAAGATCCGGCCGGCCTCGGGCGGCTATCAACTCCTGGAGGAGCTCGTGGAGCTCCCCGAGTGGGTCCCGGACGATCTCCTCGAGGGGCGAGGCCTCCCCGCGGACGTCGTCCGGTACGTCGACGGCGCGGTCGAGGTTCGCTGACGGCTCCTCGCCCGCCACCTTATCAAACATCCACCCCGGTAAGCACCGTCTAATGTTTGATAAGGTCGCCCCGAGCGGCCTGCCGACGCCGCTCGCCCCCTGTCCACAACTTGCGGTTCTGACAATACTCTTATCAGTGAACGCCCGGTAAGAATCCATTAACGCGCTCCCACGCAAGGAGGAGAGTTCCCCAGATGCTGAAACACACGCCCCGAGAATCCGTACACTGCTAAAAGTCACTACGGAGGGGTACGCGAAGCAACCTTCTCAGCTACGCATATGTCAACAAACCCAGAGACAAACGAGCAAGGCACTCTTTTGGAATGTAAGTACCCGGGCTGCGAGGAGTTCGGTCGAGTCTGGGAGTTCCAAGAGAAGTACTGTTCCAACCGATGTAAAGTCCGCCACGAGGGCAGGGAGGCACTGGCGAGCCTGATGTACGATCACTGCCGGTGTTTCACCTGCTTCCACGAACTGAAGACGATCAACCCGCCGAAGCCCGACTTGGAGTTCGACGAGGACGGCTACGGCTGGACGATGGAGGACGGCGAGCCCACACTCGAACGCTACACGCAGGAGGTCACCCGACAGGCTGCGGTTGGGTTCCAGTTCCTCGAGGAGCACGCGACGAAAGGCGAGAAGCAGATCGCCAACCACGTCGGGTGGGGAACGATCTGCGGCCACTGCGGCAACACGAACCACATCGTCCACGACCCGACGCTGACCGATCACCACGATATCGACCGACTCGTGCAGCTGCTCCTCGCGGACGACGACGTCGACGTCGACGGTGAGACGGTGCATCGGGAGTACGAGGCCACTACCGACATCGACCTGGCGGTCGGCCGCGCACTCCAGTAACGCCCTGACGCGGCTCCCCCCAGCGAGGTTTTCATGTCCACCGATTCACAGTCAGACCCCGACGTCCCCAGAGAGCCATCTGCGTACCGCCCGACGCTGCACTTCAAAAGCCGGTTCGAGGATGCGTTCGACGAGTTCCACCGGCATCTGGATGGCGAGATCATCCGTCGGTGCATCACCGAGGGGGAGCACACCCGCCAGGACGATAGCACGAGCCTGTTCGAGACGACGATCGCCGGCGTCTCCTATCGAATCGTTGTCAACCCGAAGAACCGGACGTGTGTGAGTGGTTTTCCGACAGCCATCAACTGGGAAACAGCTCTTGATTCTGGGCGTTGGAGTAGAAGTCAGCTCGAGGACATCGACGAGTTCCTCGAAGCAAAGCCCGCCCCCCACCAGCGTTAGTGTTCGCCCTCCAGAGTCCCCGATGACCCCCTCGCGAGTCTTTCGCGAGTCATTTGGGCGAGGGACCTTGGTTCGTGCGTTCATTCCGTCACACGCTCTGGCCTCTGCGAACCTCGGGAACGCATCGGAACCGGGCTGCTGCGACAGTCCGGGCGCCGGCCAAGCGTAGCCGCTGATAGAGGTGACTCCACGGGCAACGTGGAACCTCTTGACACGGCGGGTTAAACTCCCGGCCGGCACTCATACCCCTACCGTTCCCCGTTCACATCCTGCCCGGGTCGTTCGAGGCCATGAACACCAACGCTGCACGGCGTTGGCGACTCGATGGTTCAAATCCATTCCCGGGCATCAACCAATCCCTTGGTAATCATGAATGAAAGCAAAGAAGAGAGCACGTGCGTTGGCCGGCTTCGCGGCAGTGATGACACTGCTCGCGTTGATCGTGGCCGACACGATACACCCAGAGATCGCCCTGGGCACCGAGGACAAGGTGATCCTCATCACCCTGATCGGAGCCCTGTTAGGCATCGACCGGCTGATCAAGAAGCTGCCCTTCGTCGAGGAGTTCGGGGACGGTTTCAACGTCGAGATCTCGCCGGCCAGCAACGAGGACGAAAAGGACGATGATTGATACTGCCTTCGCCGACATCGTCGGCATGATCGCAGGGGGCGTCTGGCTCACCGGGGCGATCTACTTCCAGATGATACGCGAGGGCGACGTCCACCCCGCGTGGATCGCGATGCTGTTTCTCGTCGGCACCGCGCTGATGATGTCGTCCTCGGCCATCGCACTCGCAGACCGAAGCGAGATCATCGGTCTCTTCGGCATCCTCGCGAACGTGCTGTTCCTGCTACTCGGTATCGGCGTCTGGTACATGCTCGAGTGGCACGTTTGCACGCAGGAGAAAAAGCAGGTCACAGACGTCGACGCAGACAGTCTTCAGCGTGGGAGCTGAACGCAGCGGCTGATACCAGCGGCCGCTCGATTACCAAGGGATCGGGTTTCACGAGGCGTCCACCATGCAACTTGAAGAACTACCAACCCCAGAACGGGAGGAGGCCGTCGACCCGGAGACGCTCCAGGTTGATGGCGCGAATCCCAACGAACAGTCGGAGGAGATGTTCGGACTCCTCTGCGAGAACATGCAGACGAAGGGCTGGATCGGGAACGCGATCGTCGCGAACACCGGGGACCTTCCCGGGTTCGACGGCGACGCAGAGGGGCTGATCGCCGACGGCGAGCATCGCTGGCGCGCCGCGAAGGAGATCGGCCTCGAGGAGGTCCCGGTCAAGTTCTACGACTTCGAGGACGACGCGGAACGTCGGCTCTGGCGACAGGAGCTCAACAAGATCTCCGGCGAGCACGACACCACCCGCGACGCCCTTGAGTACGACTACCTCCTCAACAACGGCAAGACCGAGGAGATCTCGGCGCTGGCCGAGGCTCGCGGCGAGGACATCGACGCGCTGCTCGCGGAGATCCGCCAAGACTCCCGAGCCGGCCTCGGCTACGAGTACGACGTCGATCACCAGGTGTACTTCGAGGACTGCATCGAGGGCATGTCCCAACGCCTGGAGGGCGACTCGGTCGACCTCGTCCTGACGGATCCACCGTACGGCATCGACCTCGACCTGAGTGAGACGTTCGGCTCGCGGTCAGTCCAGCACGGTGGCACCGTCGCGAACGACGACCTCGACGGCGCGCTCTCGGTCTTCCGCGACGCGGCGAAAGAGCTCCGACGCGTCCTGAAACCAGACGGACACGCCTACGTGTTCGCCAGTTGGAAGACGTACGACCTCTTCCGCGACATCCTCGTCGACGAAGAGTTCACCGTCCGCAACTGCATCGTCTGGTGCAAGACCGTCCCGAACAACCAGCCAAACTTCGGGACGGGCGGGACGAACTGGGGCCTCCAGCACGAGTTCATCATCTACGCGACGCTCGACTCGCCGCGTCCGCTGGAGCACACTCGGCCGGACATCATCGTCCACAAGCACTCGACCTCCGGCAACGAGCACCCCACCCAGAAGCCGGTCGGCCTCCTCGAGGAGCTGATCGAGCAGAGCACCGATGCCGGCGACGTCGTCCTGGACCCCTTCGCGGGCTCCGGCTCGACGGCCGTCGCCTCGGTGCGAACCGACCGCGAGTGCATCGGGTTCGAGCTCGAAGGCGACGTCTACCAAGAGGTCGTCGATCGGCGCATCAGCGAGGCGGTGCGCGCAAAGGAGGCGGTCGAGGACGGCGACGCCGAGAATGGCGACGCCGGTGATAATGAGTGATGATATCGAGTACGGCGCTGTCGAAGTTCCCGAGGGAAAACACCCGACGGAGTACTCGTACGTCGAGCGCCGTGCTGAGATCCTATCACTCATCGAACGAGCCGGGCATCCCCGGGCGATCACCCAGACCGAACTCGCCAATCGATACGACACCTCGCAGTCCAACATCTCGAAGGACTTCGACCGGCTCCAGGAGTACATCCGGGACCGCGTCGGCGATGACGCGAAGGTGGTCTCCCGGCTCGTCTACAACCGCGCCATCCAGGACCTCCTCGACGAGGGCGACGCCTACAAAGCGGCGAAGGTCGTGAAGATGCGCGACGAGTGGCTCTTCGACCTGGGCGAACTCGAACGCCAGCCGCAGGCCGTCGACGTCGACGGCGAGCTCGCGATCGACAACAACCTCGAACTCAGCGACACCGACCGAGAGATGGCCCGCGAACTGCTTCGGGAACGCCACCGCCAGGCTGCCGAGAACGACGACGACGTCGACGCCAGCGAGTAACCCACGACCATGTCACGGAAAACAATCAGCATCGATGAGGATCTCCACGATCGCCTCGACGAGCACAAGCGCGAGGAGGAATCGTGGACGGACTTCGTCGAACGGCTCTTCGAGGCCGCGTATATCGAAGGACGCGACGGTGAACGCACGCTGCGTGCGCCACCCGATGTCGACGCCCCCGACGTCCCGCCCGACCTCGAGGCGACCTTCGAGGAGTTCCACGACGAGATCGCCTCACTCCAGGAGCAACTCGATGGCGTCCTCACGGAGGACCACATCGATGACATCGCGAACGCCACCTCGGCTCAGACTGGTACTGAGATCGAGAACCGCATGGCGTCGCGGTGAACGCAGTTTGCACGCACCTTCCCGATCCCTCCCAGCCCCCGTTTCCATACACACACTTGACACATGGGATACGACTACGAATGCGACGTCCAGATCGACGGCGTCTGCGACATCGGCGGTGACGTCCCCGCCCTCGCCGCCCAGTTCCGCGAGGCCACCTGGCTGAACGACGAGTTCGGCGGCCTCATGCAAGACCGGGGCTACTCCCTCCACGACACCATCACCGTCTGCCCCAGCTGCACGCTCGAACTGCTCACCGGCTCACACCGATAACGATGCCCGACGACCAACCCGCCGACGGCTGCGCCGGCTCCCGACAGGTCTTCTGGGACCTCCACGATCGAGGCACCTACACCTGCCCGGGCTGCGGCCGCGACGCCGACGAGGTCTCCTCCGTCCACATCCATCACCGAGACGGCAACAAGCACAACGACTCCCGACACAACCTCGTCGGGCTCTGCCACCTCTGCCACCTCGGTGGTCGCCACGATCTCGAGCTGGAAGACCCGCGACTCACCAAGCCGTCGCCGAGCGGCCTCGGTGAACCCACCGTGAATGCAACCCCGCCGTCGGCCGATTTCTGAGCCGCATCGGATATCTGACGAGACCAAACCACATGGCGCACCCTTAGACAGATGACAAACGACGACTCGAAGTTCCACGAAGACGCCCACCCCGAGGCCATCCAGATCACCAACGAGGATCGGGACTACGGCCAGTGGGGGCAGTGTATCGTCGACCCCGCGAAGACGAGCGGCGAGCGCTGCACGCAGCCGGCGAAAGGCCCGCACGGGAAGTGCCACAGTCACGGCGGGTCGACGCCGACCGCGGACGAGAACCCCCGGCAGGGCCGCGGCGACCAGGAGGGCAACGACAACGCCGTGAAGTCGGGGGCGTACCGCGAGGACTTCATCTCCCACCTCACCGAGGACGAGCAGGAGATGATCGAGAGCGTCTACGAGGACCTCGAGACGCCGGAGGACGCCCAGGACGTCGCCCGGTACGTGGCGTCGATCTACCTGGCGCAGTTCAAGCGGTCGGACTTCGACGACCGGTTCGGGCGGCGGTTCGAGGCCATCTGCGACAAGGCGGGGATCTTCCCGGCCGACGAGCTCGAGGTGGCCGCGGACGTCAACCAGACGACCCAGATGGAACTGGGCGAGGACGAGAAGGACATCGCTCGCGAGGTCATCCGCGAACGGCACGAGCGGGCCGCGGGTGAGTCACGCGATGAGTAGCGAGCAGTTCGTTCCCGAGGAGGACCTCTCGACGTCGTCGATCGACAAGCAGGCCGACCGCGTCGTCGAGGCGACCCGCGACCTCCAGACCAAACGCGAACTGCTCAACCCCTTCGAGACGGGCGACTGGCTCACCTTCGCCAACGAGCTGACGATGAACTACATGGCGGAGGAGATGGAGGACGACCCCTACTACCTCCTCGACGAGCACCACGGCCTCTGGCTCGAGAAGTTCGACTCCGGCGACCGAATCCTGCTGTGCCACCGGGATGGTCTGAAGACGACCATCACGCTCGCCTACCTGATCGCCGGCCTCGAGTACAAGTCGGGGTTCCGCGGCATCTGGGCGATGAACAACCAGATCCAGGTGGGCAAGAAGGCCGACACGGAGTTCTGGAAGATGGTCGACCGGAACCCGTGGCTCATCAACCTGAACGCCCCGCCCGAGAAGGAGGCAGTGAAGGCGAAGGTCTTCGCCAACGGCTCGATCCTCAACGCCGGCTGGCTCGGCGGCGGGATCGAGGGCGACCGCGCTCACCTCCTCATCCTGGACGACATCATCAAGGAGAAGGGCGACGGCGACACCGAGGACGTCCTCGACTGGATCGAGGCCGTCTGCGTTCCGATGGTCAAAGACCACGGGCGCACCGTCGTGATCGGCACCCGAAAGCGTCCCGACGACATCTACTCGCACTTCCGCACCCTCGGGGGCTACCAGTTCGACGAGTACCCGGCCATCCTCGACTACTGGGACCAGCAGTTCTCCGCGGACGACGACTACGAGGCACGCCGTCCCAACCCCGACCTCTACACCACCGTCGAGGATCCATGGAACGAGGGCGAGACGCTACAGGTACTCTGGCCCGAGGCTCGAGGCCCGAGCTGGCTGGCCGACAAGCGGTCGAAGATGGCCGACCACCGCTTCTGGCGAGAGTACTCCCTCGTCATCATGGGCTCGTCGGGCGACCTCATCGACGCGACGGACGTCCGGCTCCCCGCGGACGATGGCGGCTGCTCGATCAACAACCGTGATCCCCCGCCGAAGTACCGCGCCGGGCCGGGCGAGGTGGTCGTCCTGAGTCACGACCCCGCGAACTCGCCGACCGGCGACGACGCCGCGTTCACGGTGTGGCTCCTCCAGCGGGACGGTCGACGCCGTCTCCTGGACTGCCACGCCGAGGCGGGCATGAGTCCGAGCGACATCAAGACCACGCTCGTCGAGTACGACCGGCGGTACGACCCGGCCATCATCGTGGTCGAGAACAACGGGATGCAGAGCTACGTCGCCGAGGACGCGATCGAGTTCGACGCCCAGCTGGGCGCGAAGGTGACCGGCATCCCGACCACCGGCCAGAAGCACTCGTGGAACAACGGCATCCCTCGCCTCCGCATCCTCGTCGAGAACGGCCGCATCCTCTTCCACCGCGGCCACCGCCCGACCGAGGACTTCATCACCGCGATGCAGAGCCTCGAGCGTCGGGACGGCAAGCTCCACGGCCACACGCCAGACTACATCGCTGCCTGGTACATGGCGGAGAAGGGCCTCCGGAAGCTCGAGGACATGGGCATCACGGAGATCGACGACATGCCCGCTGACGACGAGGACGAGGAGGACGACGAAAGCACGGACAGCGGCCTCTACGGAGCCTGATCGACATGGTCACACGCAAGGACGACACCGAGGACGACGAGGAATCGCGCTCAAAGTACGGCATCGTCGGCGGGAAAGACGCCGTCGACGACATCCGGAGCACGCTCGACGAGGACGAGGACGACGATGAGTGAGGGGACCGAGCCGCCGAAGATCTGGGTCGACCACTACGACCTCAACCTCGGCGTCCGCGGCGGCTCCCAGGACACGCTCGAAGACGTCAAAGAGGTCTTTGACGAGGAACTGGAGAAGGCCGTCGAGCGCGACCCGAAGCTCGGTGAAGAGGACCTGACAGAATCGAGGGACTTCCAATGAGTAGCAACACTGACTCCGGCGTCTACTCCGAGATCACGAAGTCGGTCGCGGAGAAGTCAGCCGAGACCCAGCAGCTCCAGGAGGAACACGTTGGCCAGACTCGCGGCGGCGCTCGCCGGCCACCGTTCAACCCGGTGAAGATGGCGGAGCTCCTCGAGCACAACGAGACGCACGCAAAGTGCGTCCACGCAAAGGCTCGATACGTCGCCGGCTTCGGAATCAACATCACCCCGCACCCTGAGGCCGACGACCCGGACCCGGACGGCGAGCAGTACGAGCGGGTTCACGACTTCTGGTTCGGCGACGACTCCAACTGGCAGGTCGGGCCGATGGAGAGCGAGCGGGCGACCGCGACGGACGTCCTCCAGACGGCGTGGACGGACTACGAGGCGATCGGCTGGCTCGCG